CGGAACTCTAAATGCGCGAGCACAAGGTACACATGCATTTATTCTTGCAGGACAATCAAATATGGTTGGTTATGCGGACTTTGACGGTGGGACTAATATTCCAACATCAGTTGAACAAGTAGATCAAAATGGTAATTTTGTTGCAACAACTAATGGATTAAAGCACGTTAACTTCCGTAGTGGCGACATGGGCTTAGAGATTAGTTTTTTAATAAATTATGCTCAAGCCAATCCAGATGTAGACATAGTTGTTATCCCATCCGCTAAACCTAGTTCAGGTTTTGGAAACAACAACTGGAATCCAGGCAACACCACTTATGAAACCATGGTGAGCCGTGTAAATGCTGCTTTTACAGCAAAACCTGACATGATATTAAAAGGGTTTCTATGGCATCAAGGTGAAGCTGATAGAGGTTCAAGTTCTGGTTACGCTACTGCCTGGAATGCAATGATGGCTGATGCTGTATCTAGAATTTCACAACTTACCACTTCAACGCAAGTTATCTTAGGAGGAATTCCACAAGTTGATTCTAATGCTACCGCCTTAAATACAGTTCTTGAAGGCATTGCGGATGGACAATCAAATATTACATTTGTCAATTCGGACAATCTTAGTGTTTTTGACGGCATTCATTTTGACGCAGCTTCCTATAGGACTCTTGGAGAAAGGTATTTCAATGCGTTAACTGGCTCAACGTCAACCTCTAATTCTAGCTCAGGTTCTAGCTCAGGTTCTAGCTCAGGTTCTGGTTCTGGATCTAGCTCAGGTTCTGGTTCTGGTTCTGGTTCTGGTTCTGGATCTAGCTCAGGTTCAAATCCGACTTATAGCGGTCTAGTGACAAGTGGACTCACGATGCATTTAGATGCTGGTCATACTGATTCATATGATGGCAGTGGCACTACTTGGAATGATCTAACTACTAATAACAATAATGCTGCGTTTGCCGGTACACCTACGCATTTTGCAGAAACTAGCTCTACCGTAGGACGGTTTAACCTAAGTAACGCCTATTTTGATGCTGGAAATATACTAAACCTGACTGCTTACACTAAATCAATCTGGTTTAGACCTGAATCCGCTTCAGGTACTAATTTGATTTCAGGGGCAGATGGCACTCATGCATTTTGGATGAACCAGAGTTCTAGTATTATTCAAACCGGTCACAATGGTAGTTGGACGACTGTACAACATGATCTCGCACCTAATAATCTCCTGAATCAATGGTGGAATGCTGTCGTCACATTTGATTCTACAACTGGTTTTGCTTTATATTTAAACGGAGCATTAGTAGATAGTGATTCGAGTACATCTGCTCTTACTAGTGCAGGTACTCAGGTATTTATTGGAGCATACAGAGGTCAATTCACTTTAGATGGTGATGTTTCACAAGCATTGCTCTATGACAAGGCACTTACAGCCACAGAAGTATCGGATAACTACGATGCCTCTAAAGCGAGATATGGGTTAAGTTAAATTATACCTCTACATATACAAAATTAAGCTGAACTTTCAGCAGAAGTAGCTGCCCTTAAAGGCGCATAACCAATTCACCCTATTTAATTAAATATAATGTCTTTTTCAATTTCACAAATGATCGTAGACAGCAACGAAAAGGTTGTTGCTGTTAACTGGGCTTTCACTAATGAAGACGGCTCACTGTCTAATCAATTCAAACTTGCTGAACCTTATGGTGAAACTCCTCTTGCAGAAGTAACCGAAGAGAAAGCTGTTGAATGGCTTGAAGCTCAGCTCCCTAATACAGCTGAAGAACTTACCGCTGCTATCACTAGAGCTAAAGAGCAGCAAGCATATGAACAAACCTTGAGTGCTTATACCGCTAACAGTGGTGAAGCTCCTACACCAGTAACTGCCTCTGAATAATGATTACTCTTATCCGTCCCATTCTTTTTTCGTTTCTGCAGTCAACACAAGTTAAGCGAATGATTATTGATCTTTTGCGTGCATTGGCTGAAAAGAGTGATAACACAGTTGACGATCAAGCCGTTGACTTTATCGAGCGTGGTCTTTTTGGTGAGGTCTGATGGAGTGGGCAGAACCGCCCATCTTTCCCAGCCTGCTCCTTCCAGAAGCTCCTGCAATGCCTGCTCCGGTACTTGAAGTACCCAGAGCTCAGATACCGAGTTACAAGCCCCTTGTAGTTCCTCCTAGTGACCTCCGGCCGCCTCCTGGAGTTGAAGGTCAGGCAAAAGATGAAGCTCCTAAACCTAAACCTAAACCACCTCCAATTAATATAAAACCTCCTGACTTTAGACAGATAACTATCCCGTTTATTGAAAAAGAGGTTCCGTTACCTAGTAACGAGATTCTTATAACGGCTGGCACAACCGCCACCGTTTCTGTTGCAGCCACCCTCACAGCAACCTCGGTCTTTAAATGGACCGTCAATGCAATCAAACCCATACTGAAAACAGCATGGACAAAATTATCGAACAAGATAAACCCAAAAACATCTTAGAAAAGATCAAAGAAAATACTGAGGATGAAATTCAAATCCTCGGTACTTTTGTTCGTTTAGGTGTTGTGATATGGAGTGGTTTTATTATTACACTTAACTACGTTGACCTGCCTATGATTAAAAAGGGTCAAAGTGGTGGTGATATTACATTTGTAGCTAGTGTTTTTACAGGAGCACTGGCTACGTTTGGTCTGACTACTTCTAATTCAAAGAATGCTAACCAAAAACCACCGGATACTAAAAAGAAAGACGAATGAAACGCCTTATTTTATTTTTGGTGTTGGCTAGCGCCTCACCAGCTGCAGCACAACAAGTTACCCCTAACTTTACACAGGGGTCCATGCAATCCACTACAAATACTACCGTTGATATTACACGCACTGTTGCATTTTATATTTTTGGTGGTGGTTATTCATCATGGTCTGGAACAAACGTAACTCCCAGCGGGGACATAGCGGATACAGCAACAACTTACGCGGTAACCAATGCAGGGGAGCAATTTCAACTAGAGATTGTCACACGAGCAGCGGGTCTAATAGAAGACAGTCTCGTAAACGAAACCATCAATCAAGTTACTTCTATTACTTCCTTATCGGTCTTCTCTCAATAAGCCCTGCTTTTGCGAGTGATGATGACCCTAAGGTTCAAAACACTTCAAACCCTGTAGCTGCTGCAACCGGTAATGTCACTAACCAGGCGGTGCAATTCCAAAATAATGGAGCACCTTCTCGTCAGTACTTTGCCGCTAACAGTAGTTGCAATGGTGCAACAATGAATCTAAGCCCATTCTATATGGGTAACGATACTATTCCATTTGAAAACGAAGGTTATACACGTACTAATAATTGGGGGATGCAACTTAGTTTTGCTGTACCTTTAGACGGTAGTATGACTGAGTTATGCAAGAGCATTGCACGCAGGCACGAACAAAAGATGCGTCTTGATTATGAGTTAGTTCGTGCACTCAAATGTACAGAAATAATGAAAGCTGGGTTTACTTTTAGACCTGGCAGTCGTGTTGAAGTTCTCTGTCACGATGTCGTACCTATAGTCTCAATAACAAATGTTAGAAGCATTAGTAACACTATTAATAGCAACGGTGGCAGCGGGAGCGGCACTCAACAACCGACTACACCAACGAATCAATAACGTACATGATCGTATTAGTGGTTTAGATCGCCGTATTGACGGTGTTGAACTGAGCGTTGCTCAGGACTACGTATCTAAAACTGATTTACAGTCAATGGTTGATCGTATGGAAGACCATATGGTACGTATTGAAAATAAATTAGATCAAATCGTTCTTAGAAATAGCTAAATGTCTTACAACCTTATAGATCTCCGCCGTCAAAAAGTAATTGGTACTTATGAAACGGAAGCTCAAGCAATTAAAGCTGAATCGCATCTAATGCATGAACCCGGTCAAACTTGGTATTCAATTGAAGCACCAGTTGTAAAAAAAACTAGGACTAGAAAAAGCCGTGTCAAAAAAGAAAGCGACTGAAGATCAATTTAATGAGCTACATAATTTAATTACAAAGGAGTTTCTTAACCGCATTAAAACTGGTGAAGCAACAACTCAAGACCTAAAGGCAGCTTGTGATTGGCTAAAGACTAACGACATTTCTGGTGTTGCCTACGAAGGCAACCCGTTGTCCAAACTGGCTGCTGTTATGCCAGAGATTGATCCTGAAATGGTCCAACGGAGGCTTTATGGCAAAGCGCCGGTTTAGTGGACCTAAATACGCCAACGGGAACCACAAGTCCCAACAAAAGGCATACAACAAAACTTCAAAGGGTAAACAACTGCGTGTAAACGCAAACCGACTACGCCGTCAACTGAAGATCCGCAAAGGTGATCCACGTGATGCTGCTCATTATTCAGACAGCAATACAAAAGGACGACCTCAAGCAAGATCGAAAAACAGAGCTAGCCGTACTAAATGACCCCTTTACTTCCTACTCCTGATCATTACCTATACAACCTAATAACCATGACGTCCCCAGAAGCTAAGCGCCTATGGAGGCGCAGCATCAAAGAACATTTTGGATGCACATGTGTTTATTGCGGAAAGACTTATGAATTACACGAACTCACACTGGACCATGTTCATCCTCGCAGTCTTGGGGGTGAAGATATTACATCAAATGTTGTTCCAGCCTGTACCTGTTGCAATCAGGACAAAGGAAGTACCCATTGGCGTTCATGGATGAGAGAACGCTTCGGATTGAATTTACTTAGAGAAGGACTGATTCTTTCTCATATCTCATAGACAACTTATCCACTTAAGTATATAGCGCCGCCTTCGGGCGGTTTTTTTAATGTCTAAAAAAAAATATACGCCTGATAAAAAGGGCGTAACTCAGTGGCTTAGAGATAATCCAACCAAAAAAAACAGCAGAGGCCGCAATATAATCACGGGTCTGCGTGCTGCTTACAAAGCTGTTGGGTATAAAGGACCTCCTCTTAAAATCAAGGAAGGTAACTTAACTAACAATCGAAGTATATTACGTTTGTCACCTCGTGGTGATAATGGCGACACCAATAGAGCAGCAGCTAGTAAGCCCTATACTCAACAAGAATTTGTTGATTACGGTAAAAGAAACGGTTATGGGACAGATCATTCAATAAAAGTTTTTAAAAACTTTCAAGCAAAAAACAAAGCTCAACAAACTTCTATTTTGCCTGGTCAAGCGAATGATCACTTCAATCCTAATGGTGCTGAATACCATTCAGCCGGTGAAAACTATAGAAATCGCTTAGGACTTAGTCCCAAAGTCAACGGACTTAAGACAAATAAACTACCTACTCCTGCTGAAATGCGTTCATCAGGTGTTCCTACCACTAGGTCTTCCCTGATCCAAATGGAGTTTAACAATACTTTTGCACCTGACCCTAAAGTTCTTCGCAATCTTGCCAGCAAAATAGCACGTGACACAACTAGACCACGTGCAACTGCTAAGAATAAAAGTTTTGATGCTGCCCAACAGAGACGCAATGCTCTCCGTATTCGTCGGTTTTCTAGCCTTCTTGGAGGTGCTTCAGACGACCTTCCAGAAATTCAAGACGAATTTAATTTGAACCCTGTAATCGGTTCGCCACTTGGTGGTGGACGAACCATTGAAATGGGTGACTTTTCTTTTGGAACGGTATAACTTATGAATAACGTCCTAGAGGCGTTACAGGACGATTTCAAGCTGTTTCTACAAGCTTTATGGAAGCAGCTTGACCTACCAGAACCAACCCGCGCTCAATATGCAATCGCAGACTATCTTCAACATGGACCTAAACGTCTTCAGATTCAAGCTTTCCGTGGTGTTGGAAAATCATGGATTACTGGAGCCTTCGTTCTGTGGACGCTTTTCAATAACCCAGAAAAAAAGATCATGATTATTTCGGCCTCTAAAGAGAGAGCCGATAATATGTCCATATTCCTCCAAAAGTTAATTATTGAAACTGCTTGGCTAAAGCACCTTCAACCTAAGTCTGATGATGCTCGCTGGAGTCGTATTAGCTTTGACGTTCTTTGCTCCCCTAGCCAAGCACCTTCTGTTAAATCAGTAGGGATCACGGGTCAGCTGACCGGAAGCCGGGCTGACCTGATGATTCTTGATGACGTGGAAGTACCTGGAAACAGTCTTACTGAAATGATGAGGGAAAAGCTTCTACAACTTTGTACAGAAGCTGAATCAATCCTTACACCTAAAGAAGATTCCCGCATCATGTATTTGGGTACTCCCCAGACAACCTTTACGATCTATAAGAAGCTTGCTGAACGCTCTTACAGGCCTCTTGTTTGGCCTGCACGTGTTCCACGGTCAATGACTAATTACGAGGGTCTTATAGCCCCTCAGCTGCAGGAACAGATTGATGAAGGTGCCAAACCTTGGGACGTAACTGACCCCGATAGATTTAGTGATGAAGACCTTATTGAACGTGAAGCGTCAATGGGACGCTCGAACTTCATGCTTCAGTTCATGCTGGATACCAGCTTGTCTGACTCGGAAAAGTTCCCACTTAAAATGGCTGACCTTGTTGTCACCTCCGTTAATCCTAAGTCTGCTCCTGAATCAATCATCTGGTGCTCAGACCCTCGTAACTGCCTTAAAGAATTACCGACTGTTGGACTACCTGGAGATTATTTCTATAGTCCAATGCAACTCCAAGGAAACTGGGATCCTTACGACGACACAGTCTGCTCAGTTGACCCGTCGGGTAGAGGAACAGATGAAACAGTCGCAGCTTATCTCTCCCAACGTAACGGTATCTTGTACTTGCACGAAATGCGTGCTTACAGAGATGGATACAGTGACCATACACTCCTGGACATTCTGAAAGGCTGTAAAAAATACGACACAAAGACACTTCTTATAGAATCTAACTTCGGTGATGGTATCGTAGCTGAACTCTTTAAAAAACATCTTCAACAAACTAAACAAGCTATTAACGTTGAAGAAACACGTGCTAATGTACGTAAAGAAGACCGTATTATTGATACCCTTGAACCTGTCATGAATCAACACCGACTTGTAATAAACAAATCAGTCATTGATTGGGACTATAAGTCAAACCAAGACACAGCACCTGAAAAACGACTCCAATACATGCTCTTCTACCAACTGAGCCGCATGTGTCGTGAAAAAGGTGCAGTAAGACATGATGACCGTATTGATGCCTTGGCTCAAGGTGTTAAATACTTCACAGATATCCTTTCTATCTCAGCTCAAGAACAGATCACTCTCCGTAAACGTCAAGACTGGAATGACCTCATTGAACATTGGGAAGATGACCTCGATTGCTTCGCTGATCACCTCGTCTTTAACATGAATATGGAACAAAGAAAGCAAGCTAGAGGTAAAGACACAAACTCAGTCCCTACCTGGGTTTAGGTGCAATCCCCGCCTTATACAGGGAGAAGGGTGGACTTCCTGTACTGGGGACTTCGGTCCCCTTTACCGCTTCATGGATGAAACATGAAGCAGTAAGTGCCACCTTTAACTAAGACAACTTCTTATTGATTTCTTGAGTACTGGAACAAATTCTTTTTTATTTGTACTGGAACACAGTAATCAATTCTTGTAGTACCTCCACTAGTGTATGCATACAGTAGATCTAGTTCATTCCACACCTGATGGAGATAACCTTGTCTCCTACATGGCTAGAGTATCTAACCCCGATAATCAAAACAACACTGAGACCAGTGCACGTTTAATTAAATACCTCATTACACATAAACATTGGTCACCTTTTGAAATGGTGAACATGTGTGTACAAATATCTACTACTCGTAGTATCGCTGCTCAATTACTTCGTCACCGTAGCTTCTCTTTCCAAGAGTTTAGTCAACGGTATGCTCAAGTAACTGAACCTATCGGTACTCCTGAATTACGTAGACAAGATCCAGTTAATAGACAAAATAGTATAGATGATCTCGATTCTTTTACCTTACAGCATTTCCAGGTACGATTACAACATCATATTCGACAAAGCAGTGTCATTTATCAATCGATGCTTAAAGCGGGTGTAGCTAAAGAATGTGCAAGAGAGGTCTTACCTCTTTGTACTCCTACTAAGTTATACATGAATGGTACTTTGAGGTCTTGGTTACATTACTGTGAACTTCGTACAGCTAATGGTACACAGTTAGAACATAAACTTATTGCTGAAAGGTGTAAAGACCTTGTTGTTGAACAATTTCCTTTGGTAGCGGAGGCTATGGAGTGGACTTCGAGTTAGATCCGGTAAAAATTATTAAATGTAAGGTTTGTGGTACGGATGTCGTTGTTAATGCTCGTTATCCCATCACTGAAGTTACATGTAGACCTTGTCATTCCCTTAAAAAAGAAAGTAAGGAATAAATTATGGTCGTTTGGAGTGTTGTTTGGATGGTTGTCGTCCTTATGGTTGCTGTTATCTGGCTAATTTATAAGGTCATAACTTTTGACAGAAATGTTTGAAGCCTATTATCGTTATAGCCAGGGCGCTGCAACCCCCGTAGGGGGTGTCGAATCTCCACGCACGTCTAATGATCGTGCGGATTGGACTGGGTTTTAGGGATCCGCGCAGGTATACGGGGGCGCGGTAGTTGGAATACACGCAAAACATACGGATCCGTGCATACCATGCGATCTGTCGCGACCTCCCCTTGAGATCCTTGTCATACCAAGGGATCTCAGGGAATAAGCAAATCTGATGGTAACGATAAGCAGGACTGATAACACTTGCAACCACTGCGATCTGGCCTTGTGCTGACCAAATGATACAAGCCATGACCTCTCCACTGCGGTATGCTGGATCCAGATGAGTGGTTGATGATCTTGATCTCGACTCTCCCTGTTAAGGGGGAGGAGAGTCTCGATCTTCAATCACCACTCACTGCCTCACCGAACCTCGACAACTGCATATTCTCGTTGCGACCTCTAGGTGCTGTCACCAGCACTCCGGGTAGAGCAGGTGGTGCTTGACCAGTTGGCCAGCCTGATGAATGTACTAAGGCAAACATGCCTACGGCGGAGCCACACGCCAAATTGATCATGGCACCAGTGATGTACCTATGCGTCACGCACTACATATGCACATAGGTAGGCAGACACGTGAGCGTCCTGCTGGGTGCAAGGTCCCGGCACTGTCATTGCGTCAAGGTCACAGCTAATGCTGTTCATCAAGGACGCACTTATTGTTTATTCATTCATTCATGTTCATTCGTATTCAGCCTCGCACATCTGACTGTGTGGAGGTTATGTATGTCAATCCAATCACGGCCGTAGTCGAGGTTGCCTATGCAAAAGGCAACATCTACCGATACACTTGTGTATCACGCCGTGCCATTGCCAACCTGTTGCTCAACCGCAACATGTCACTTGGCTTCTGGGTTAACGACAACTTGCTGCCGTACAACACCAAGACACGGTGCATCGGTACATGTCAGAAGC